AAGGTCCGATATGGCCTGTATATGATATACTAGTATACTAGTTCCCACAGTTTGGCTGATTTGACCGAGTTGTCAGACAATTTGTTATGCAAGATTTATGCAACTATATTCATAGAGATACTACTTCTAATCAGTCGGAGTTGTCGTATTTCTCCCGTGATAGAATATAACACTATTGTATATTACTTTATGCAGAATTATACAAATCATTGACAACAACCCGGAGAAGGTGTATTATACTGGTAAGGACATCTGTGTCCGGCTAGCAAAGGAGGATGAACATGCTGAAAATCAACCGAGTATCTGAACTGTTTTACATGGTCGACGACGCAACGCGCCTGACCATCTGGACCGACAAACGCCACCGCCGGCGCGGCAGATGGTACGAGGACAACATGTTGGAGGCGCAGGCCAGACTTGACCAGGACGCGCCGCTGGCCGTATGGACCAGCCGCGATGGCAGCGCTGCCGTAGCCAGATTGACCGAAGGTGTCAGCGTCGAGGAGCTGCTGGCCTGGGCCGAGGACCTGGATCGGCTCTATTACGAAAAGGGAAAGGTGGCGTTTGAGAGATGACTGCAGTAAAGCATCCGTATTACCTGGTCGCTATCGTAGAATGGGAGGACCGGCCGCGCATCCTGGCATCCGGCACGCTGCAGGAAATGCAGAAGGCCTGGAAGGATTGCAACGGCGAGACGACGATAGGCGGATATCACGCCTGGGTTTATGTGTACAGTGAGGAGGAATTAGAGAATGTATGACCTGATAAGCAGGCAGCAGATGATTGACCTTTTGGATCGATGGTCTGGCGGATATGAGTATATCGAGACCAAAACAGACGCTGCTATTACAGAGGTGCAAAACCTGCCTCAGGCCACCTGCTGCGGCTTCGCTGTCAGTGACTTGTTTAAGACCGCTGTGCTGCTCCGCAAAGCAGGTATCGCTCCGGAGGAGCTGCGGGAGATGTGCGGCTGCATCGACGCGGCATTTGACTTTATCAGCGGTTTGTTGAAAATGGAACAGCAGGAGATGGTCAACAAGGCGCTGTCTCACTGGATGAAACCGGAGGCCTGACATGCTTCTGCTGTTCGTCGGTTTTTCTTTCGGTTTCACTCTGGCAGCCATTCTATGTTTGGCCGGCCGGGATGATCAATAAATAACTTATCGCTGACCTATCGGCGCGACGGGGAGAAAGTGAGGAACAATATGTCATTCGCAACAAAGCACAACAAGGGCGGCATCAACTGGGGTATCAATACCGACGGCTTCGGCTACAAGTCCCTGGAGGACCTTTATAAGTCCTCCGCAGACGCTATCTACATCCTGCGCGGTATCTACATCAACCGCCGGTCCCGCTACGGTGACGCGCCGGTGGCCATCCTGGACAAGTGCTTTGTGAACCTCCCGCAGCACCTGCTGCAGACTGCCGAGGAGATGCTGGCGGACGATGACACGATCGCGGACATCAAGGCCGGACGCGCCGGCTTCGAGGTTGAGACTTATACGTCCCGCGAGGGCCGGCTGTGCTACGGTGTTCACTGGCTGGACATCAAGCCGATCGAGAAGGCCGAGACCAACTGACATGCTGCCGGCAGGCGCTGCTGTGAACCGGCAGCGCCTTCTTTGTAAGGAGGTATACAATGATTTCATCCAGAGACTTATCAACGGCCCGCACGGATTTTGAAAAGCTGCTGATCTTCTTTGAGATCGCGCCGGCCGACGTTGTCCGCCTGCTGGGAGTTCCTATCCAGACGGTTTACGCCTGGTGCGCCGGCAGGCGGCGCGTGCCGCGCTTCCAGGAGACCGTAGTAAAGCTGATGCTGAGATACGCTGACGAGCAGGCGATGCTGCAGGAGGAGGCCGGAAAGTGAGAAGGAACCCGCGTTCGATGAGTGACAGCGCGCTTGCCGAGGCGGCGCGCAAAATGGGAGAAGTCGCGCGGCAGGTTGGCCGGCAGTTCCAGCGCAAAAAGGGGAGTATTTACTCTGCGGAGTATGAGGGCATCGCCGCCCGGAATAGACAGTTATACGGACAGGCGCTGCTGCCGAAGGCTCCGCCGATTGGAGACCGCGCGGCCCTGGAGGAATACTACAGACGCGCGCAGCAGCTGGCCGGCCTTGGCTCCGTCAAGGAGGAGCGCGCCAGGATTAAGGAACAAAAGGAAAACCTGGAGGCAACTCTGGGAATTAAGTTTCCGAAGTTCGGCGCAAAGGAGCAGAAGGCCCTGAGCGACTTCTTACACTCCGACGAGTGGAAGAAGGTTTACGCCTTCGGCTCTGCGCGCGCCATGCAGCATCTCTCCGACACACTGGCAAGCGGCATCCGCTTATCTGAGGAAGGGGCAGCAGACGCGCTGCGGCAGGCCTTCGAGAACTTCGCGGCAACGGAGGATCTTATCATTACGGAGCGGTAACATGATTTATCCATGCGGTGATTCAACGGCGGCCATCTTTTCGGCCGCCGATGTTGACTTGACAGCGTTTGCCAGGATAAAGCATCATACACGGAAGGGAACGCAGAAACGGGAGCGCGCAGTCTTTCCGGACATGCTGTGCGCCTTCGATATCGAGACCACGGACGACGGGCAGCAGGCGTTTATGTGGGGCTGGCAATTTGCGTTTTTACCGCAGCCAGGGAGCGAGGAATGGCGGACACGGCGCGGCCTGGTCATGCGGCAGACTGAGCCTGTCGTGGTTTTTGGTGATACCTGGGAGGAATTCAAGCTGCTGCTCTCGCGCATCCGCGACGCTGCCGGCGAGGACAAGACTGTTGCGGTCTATGTTCATAACCTGTCATATGAGTATTGCTTTGCTGCAGGTATCCTGCCCTTTACCTCCGGCTTTGTCATCGGAAATAACAAAGTTGCCCGCCTGGATATGCCAGGCTTCGAGTTCAGGTGCAGTTATTGCTACACAAACAAGAGTCTGCAGCAGTGGACGGAGGGCCGCGTGCGGCACGCGAAAACAAAGGGAGACCTGGACTTTACCATCTACCGCGAGCCAGGCGCAGAGATGACGGCCCTGGAGCGGCAGTATAGATACAACGACGTCGCCGGTCTGGTGGAAGCTCTATACAAGGAGTTCCAGACATACAAGGAGACGATAACCTCAGCAGTCATGACCTCCACCGGCCACGTGCGCCGTGAGATTAACCGCGCGACGGATTATGAATTAAACCGCGTTAAATGGGACTGCGAGCAGGACCTGCGAATCGCAAAGAAGCTGCACAGACTTTTCCGGGGAGGAGACACCCACGGCAACCGATCCATGCTGGGCATGATTCATGAACAAGTCACCGGCCGCGACAAGAAAAGCAGCTATCCGTCCGTTCTTCTGTTAAAGCGCTTCCCGGTTTCCTCGTTCCTGCCTATCAAGGACCGCACGCCGGAGAGCTGGCATAAATGGGCCTGGGCAAGGAATTACCGGTCCTTTGCCCTGGTAAACGTTCAGGGCCTGGCAATCAAGCCCAATGCTCCAGACCCGTATATTGCCCGCGCAAAAGTGGAGAAGGTATCAGGCAGCCAGTGCGACAACGGCCGCATCCTTTACGCTGACGCGGTCCTTATGTACGTTACCGATCTGGACTGGCGCATCATTGAGGACGCCTACGAGTACAAAAGTGTCGAGATCCTGGAAGGATACGCGGCCCGCGCCGACTATCTGCCGTCGGCATTTACAAAGCTGGTCCGTGAGTTCTTCCGCCAGAAGGAGGTTTTAGGCGCTGCCGTCAAGAAGCTGGAGGCCGCCGGCAAATATGAGGACGCGGACCGGACCGAGGAGGAGCGGGCAAAGTTTAAGGGGCTTGTAAATTCCTTTTACGGCTGCCTGGCAGAGTGGCTGCATCTGGACGAGGTACGCTTTGACCCTGACAAGCTGGACTTTGTGCCAGTGGAACATCCGGACGCGGCGGCCTATGAGCAGGAGACATGGGAGCGGCGCAACAAATCGCGCCTGCCCTATCAATGGGGCGTCTGGTGTACGGCATGGGGACGATATGAATATTACAAAGGAGTCAAGGCGGTCTGCGGCAGCTACGCTGCGCCTGGCGCCTGGATATACGGCGATACGGACTCATGCAAGTATCTGTCCTCCCCGGAGATCGAACAGCGCTTTGATGAGCTGAACGAGAGCATCCGCCAGGAGTGCGAAGCCGCGCCGGTCCCCGGCTACGTTGACGTCGAGGGCCGCCGGATCTATCTGGGACTGTGGGAAGTGGAAGGAACCTATAACCGCTTTGTCACCTGGGGAGCCAAGAAGTACGCCTATGAGGATAAGCGCGGCCTGCATATCACTGTGGCAGGGCTGGGAAAGAAAACCGGCGCAAAATACCTTGCTGAGCATGGAGGGCTTGAAGCATTCGATCGAGGCTTTACCTGGCCGGAGGGAGCCAGCGGCAGGACCAGGGCCGTTTACTCTCCGCCGACGCCTGCCCACAAAATAACGCTGCGCTCTGGCCGCCAGATAACGACGGCCGGCTATGTCCGTATCGTTCCTACAACGTATACCCTGGATATCACGCCGGAGCTGTCCAGCTTAATCGAGACCATGCACAACTTAGGGATGCTTGACGCGTCGCCTGTCTTTGAGTAAGATAAAGGCGGGAGGTGTTATCCAATGGACTTTGCAAACTTAATATCGACAATGGGATTTCCTATTGCCTGCACTGTTGCTATGTGGTATCTCCTGGAAAAGGAGCGCGACGCGCACAAAGAGGAGACAAAGCAATTAACCGAGGCAATCTCCAACAACACGCGCATCATGGAGCGCGTGCTGGATGTCCTGCACAGACTGGAGGGCGCAAACTATGACGAAAGGGATTGATATTTACGACGGCGACGGTTTTGTGGACTTTGAGCAGGTTAAGGCCTGCGGCTATGACTTCGTGATCGTCAAGTGCGGAGGCAACGAGAACGGCGGGCGCTGGATCACAAAGAACTTTTACAGAAGCTACGTCAAGGCCAAAGCTGCAGGCCTGTCCGTCGGCGCCTACTTCTACGCGGGCGAGAGCAGAGGAACCGGCGCCGGAAAATCTGACGCGGTATTTACTGACGCAATCCTGCGCGGCTGCCGTCTGGACTTCCCTGTATTCTATGACTTCGAGGAAGGGAACGTCCGCGAAGCTGACGCCAACACAGCGGCCTGCGTGGCATTCTGCAGAGAAATGGAGGCGCGCGGCTATTACGTCGGTATCTATGCGTCGGACGTCTGGGGCTTCGATGAGCTTTTGAACCAGGACGATCTCCGGCCCTTTGACTGGTGGATCGCCAGATATGGCAGGGAACCGAAAAACAGATGGAGCATCTGGCAGTACTCATCAACCGAAGTCGTGCCGGGTGTAAACGGCAAGTGCGACGTCAACGAGTGCCGGATTGATTATCCGTCCATTATCATTGAAAAAGGGTTTAATGGCTACCAGGGCCATTATACCGGAAAGTGACTTATGAAACTAGAGTACAACGAGGAGCAAAGCAAACTATACTTTGACTTCGAGGGCATAGCTGCGCGCGGCTATGCCTTCAATTTTATCATTGGCGGGAGGGGCATTGGCAAGACCTACGGTGCCTTTAAATACTGTCAGCAGCATGACAAGCGCTTTATGTACCTCAGGAGCGGCGATCCTGAGTGGGAGATGGCATCCAATGAGAACACGACACCGATCCGCGCGCACTGGTCCCCGCTAGTTATCCGCAAAGGCAAGGGAGCTGCTGCCGTCTTTGACGGCGAGTTCGGACCGGATGACAAAGTGCTGCCAACGGACCAGATCGGATACACGGCCAGCCTGTCCACCTTTAAGAATATGCGCGGCGCGGAGCTGCACGCCTTTTACCAGGAAGGCGGCATCTGCATTTATGACGAGTTCATCCGCGAGAGGAGCGCGAAAAGGACACTAAAAGACGAGTTCGACGCATTCTATAACTTTTATGAAACAGCCTTTAGAGAAGCGCCTGTTCAGACTTTCCTTTTCAGTAACTCTGTGGAGCTTAACTCCCCTATCCTGGCCCGATTGGACCTAATCAGACCGATTGAGTATATGTTAATTCATAAGATGGACAGCTGGACCGATGAGACCAGGAAGATTTTAATTTACCTGCCGCACGACATACCTATAACCGAAGTCAAACGCCATACTGCGCTTAATGTCCTGGCTGCCGGCACGCAGGCGGCCAGCTCCGCTCTGGATAATGATTTCAGCTATATGGATACGCACGACGTAAAGCGCGAAGCTCTGCAGCAGTACAAGCCGGTATGCGTCACTGAGGCCGACGGCTGCCGGATCAGCATGTGGCAGCACAAGTCAGATGAGCGCCTGTACTTTGCACGCGTCAACGCGTCCGCGCCGAAAGCCACGCCTGCGCTGATGCGCGCAGCATATCAGCCGGTTTTCCGACGCGCGCAGCTGCTGGATAAGCTGCGCTTTGATGACTACCATCTTAAAATTGTCGTGCAGGATATCCTTAATTGATTGTGTTATTTGACATAGCACAAAAACTATGCTATATAGGAGATAGGCGGATCCCACTTGCACAAGCCCCGGAAGGGCTGGGGATGGCGTGGCTGCCCTTGCCGCCTTTTCTTCTCTTTTGAAAGGAGGATAAACAATGGTATTAGTTCCCGAAACTCGTTTCGAGGCTTTCCTGGCAAAGATTGCCGGAGAGTCCGGCCCGGACCTGGAGCCGATTACACGTATGGAGGCTTTCCTGGATGACATCGCCGGCGGCGAGAATAACCTGGATCCGAGGACCAGGATCGAGTATTGGCTGCAGAAGATCGCAGAGAACGGCGGAAGTGCGGAGCCAGAATTGCGATCAGTAAGCGTTTTCAACGCAACAACGCACACGATTTTTCCTAACAGCGGAATGCTGAAAGTCAACGGCTCCAGAGTACAGAAAGACGGAAGCTCAATTAGAGCTAATGTCACTTCTTCATTTTTGGTGCCTTTTAACGCGAATACCGGCGATACTGTAACATGGGTTATCAATATTGCTTCTTCTTCGCCATCATATCAGTTAAGTTTTTCTGTCAATGTTGGCACTTTGACGGTTACGTCATCAGTGGAGCTGCCTTCCGGCCATAGCTATTTTTTGCAGCTGACAGTTCCAAACGACGCAGGAAACGTGTTAATCACTGTAAACGATGGAGGCTTACTATGATTTACAACGACGTTGAGCTAACCGAGGAGCAGGCGCTGGAGGCGCTGGCAACCCGCGACAGCAATATCAGCGACTTGACGGCAGAAAGAGATAGTTTGCTTGAACGTATTCAGGCGCTGCAGGTGCAGGCCGAAAAACTGACCGGAGAGCTGCAGGAAACAAAGAAACTTAACTTTACACTGGCCGCGCAGATTCCCGCAAAGCGGACCGACACGGCCGACGACTTCTTTAAGGAGGTACTAAAGCATTGACTACCAATCAGATTTACAGCGTGGTTAATGAGATTACCGCGCAGGCACTCGGCAGCAACGCCCTGGCGGTCGTTGACACTTCGACTTTTATTTCCCTGGGAAATGCTGTGCTTTCCAGCTCCAGCAATACCGAGTCCTGGCTTAACACGCTGGCGCAGCGCATTTTCAGAACGATCATTTCCGAGCGGGCATACCGGAACAAGCTGGCAGACATGATCCTGACCCAGGACGAGTTCGGAGCGATTCTGCAGAAGATCAAGATCTCCATGCCCACCACCTACGCAGATCCTGCCTGGGAGCTGACCGACGGCCAGAGCGTAGATATGTACACCGTTCGCAAAGAGCAGCTGGATCAGAAACTGTTTGTCCAGCGTTCGCCTTACCTGCTGGAAGTCACCTATCCCCTGTTCCAGCTGAAAGAGGCGTTCCTGTCTGAGGCAGAAATGGGTCGCTATCTGGCAGCCAAGACGCAGGAGGTCCGAAACAAGATCGAGACCATCTCCGAAGGCATGGCAAAGACCACGCTGGCGACCGCTGCGGCCCTGGCCGCCGGCACTTCCCGCGAGGTGAACCTGCTGCAGGAATACAACACGCTGACCGGCGTTACCATCACCTTTGACGACGCCATGCACGACGAGGCTTTCCTGCGCTACGCTGCGCAGCGTATCAACTCTTACTCAGACTATCTGACCGAGATGTCCACGCTGTACAACGCAGGCGGCCTGGAGCGGCACACGCCAAAGGATCTGCAGCGCCTGTATATGATTTCCGACTTTGACCAGGCGATGAAAGCACAGATGCAGTACGCAGCCTTTAATCCTTCCATGGTCGAGATCGGAAAGCATGAGGGCGTTGGCTTCTGGCAGTCCCCTTCGGACCGCTTCGCTATCGACGTGACTTTTAATAACACCGAGTATGAGGTGGACGGCGTGCTGGGCATCCTGTTTGATAGGGACGCGCTGGGCGTCTATCACGATATGGAGATGGTGCTGACTACTCCGGTCAACTCCAAGGGCGCCTACTATAACACTCACTATCATATGCGCAAGCAGTGGCTCATTGATCAGGGAGAGAACATTATTATCTTTACCGCGAGGTAAACCAGATGATTGCCATCAATCTTGGCACAGTGACGAAGCGCATCAACAGTACGGCCCGCCCGGCTGTGGGCGCTTCGTTTTCTGTTTGTTTTAAGCAGCCCTGCTCAATGGAGCGGCCTACCGTGATCCTGCAGACGTCCAATTCTGTAATTAATTATAATTACATGTACATGCTGGGCCGGTATTACTGGATCACGGACTGTATCAGCATTGGCTCCGGACGCTGGGAGATCCACGCGGAGATCGATCCGCTGGCCACGCTGCGAACGGAGATATTAGCCAGCACGGCATATGTCAAATATGCTGCAACAGGCTATAATACGGATCTGCCGGACACGCGGCTGCCGATCCCCAACAAGGCAGTCTGCACGCAGAGTCAGACGCTATACATTGGAGCGCTTGATCCTTACTACATCCTGACGGCCGCCGGCGCCGGCGGAGGACTGATCACCTACGCTCTGAAAGAGTCGCAGTTCCAGGCGCTGCTGCAGTCTATCAACACGTATCAGATGACCGCCATGCCGGACATCAGCTCTGCCTCCGATGTCATGGGAGCTATCCGCGACTTCGGAAACCAGCTTGCCAGGGCCTGCCGGCAGATGTTCAGCTTTGGCTCCTGCCTGGATGCTGTCTCCGGCTGCGTCTGGATACCCTATGCGCCCGGACTTATCACCGGCAGCAGAACGATCTATCTGGGGGACTATAATACCGGAGTGACCGGCTCCGTCATAGATTATGCGTCTATGACTTCGCATACCACGTCAGTCACTTTCCCGATCGTGCTGGACTGGCGCGATTATGCCCCGTACACAAAGTACAGCCTGTATATTCCTTATTATGGAGTCGTCCAGCTGCCTAACGCGGCAGTCATTGAGGGCGCAGGTACTGTTGATGTCCTGACCAGCTTTTCAGCGCCGACCGGCGATCTGTCTTTCCAGGTGCGCGTATCCGGCAGCAACAAGACAATCATGACCGGCAGCAGCAATATTGCCGCACAGATTCAGCTGACCAGGAACAGCGCCAACATCCTGGGAGCTGCAGGCAGCGCGATCCGCGTCGCGGTCGGTGACTATTCCGCGATCCCCGCGCTGGCGCAGTCCTGCCTGGACCGTGACCTTGACAGCGCCGGCAGTCTTTCCAGCGTCTCCGCGCTTGGCCTGTCGCTCCAGCTGATAGCGCAGACAGAGACCAGATACCCGCCTGCCTATCCGGCCAACATCCCCGTCATGGGGCATACAGTCGGAGAAGTCGCCACGCTGTCCACCTATGCCGGAGGCTATGTTGAGACGCAGGACACGCATATCAGCGGCAGCATGGAGGACAAGGCAATCACGGCAGCAGCGGAGGCCGCCTTAAATGGAGGTGTTTATCTTGAGTGACGGCAACATGTTTGGCTATTACGACGTCCTGCGCGAGCTGTACAGCATCCAGCCTACGCAGGTTGAAGGCCAGGGTAACACGACAACACTTTATTACAAGGATCGCTTCCTGCAGCGCGTCCTGGGCGCCTTCGAGTTCAAGAACTGGCCAGAGACCATCAACCCGGACTTTGCACTGCCAGTTCTTTTCCTGGGAGGATGGATCGGAGGCTGCGATCCAGGCATCGGCCCGGTGATGCTGCCTTGCGGCTTCCTGGAGCGCGACTACCAGTATCAGCCGCGCAAGCTGATTTTCGCAAATCCGGTCCTGGGCAGCTTCGAGCGAGAGATCGGCAAGGACTGCGTGCTGATCCGTCTCGTCCCGTCCTGCATCGGCCTGGAAGGCATGATCCGGCGCTTTGCTGAGATGTGCGCGTCTGCGGATGCTTCGCTGAACGTTAACCTTATCAACAGCCGGCCTGCGTACTTTGCGCAGGCGGAGGATAAAGCGGAGGCGGAAGGCCTGAAAAAGGTTATTGATCAGCTCTCGCGCGGAGTGCCTGCCGTTTTCTGGAGGAAGAAAAAGGCAGCGGCCGCGCAGGATAAAAGCGCGCTGCCGTTTCAGCATGTGCCGGTGAAAGATGCTTTCATCGCACCGAAGCTTATCGAAACGCGCCGGATGATCCTGGAGGACTTCGACCGCGAGATCGGCTTTTCGCTGATGAGTAAGAAAGAGAGACTCATTAGCAAGGAAGTCAGCGAGAACAGCGCAGAGATTCGCAACAACATACAGGCGATGCTTGACAGTATCAAACGCGGCATTGATGATTTCAATAAAATGTTTGATACTGATATAAGCGTTCGCTATCGCTACGAATACCTGCAGCAGGAAGCGCAGCCAGAGCAGCAGGAGGAAGGAGAGCCGGAGAATGAACCCGACACTATTTAGCCTTTGGCAGGCCTGCGACAACGCAGGCGAGGATCTGTTCGCCGGCATCCGCGCGAACCTGCCAAACAACATCGACGGCGACGCGCTGGCGGATGAGATCATCACGGAGTACGGGACCTGCGCACCTGTGATGCTGCAGCCGCGCATGCTGCAGCTGCAGATAACATCCTGGGCAAGACGCCGCGCCTGGTCCTGGGCAAGACTGGGTCAGCTCCTGCAGCAGACATACGCGCCGCTGGAGAACTACAACAGATATGAGGACGGCCGGGATACCCGGACGCCTGACCTGCAGCATAAGACGACCTACGGCAAAACGGATACGACGCAGTACGGCAGAGTTGACGAGATGACACACGGACACGTCGTTACCGATGAATACGGCCGGACCGACACAGAGACCACGGACCGCGAAGATACCACGGCCTACGGCAAGACGGAGACGACGCAGTACGGAAAGACGGAGGACCGCAGCAGCTCCGAGACGGACAGCACGCAGTACGGGCGCAAGGATACCACGACTTACGGAAAGACGGAGGACCGGACCGGCTCTGCATCGGAGGCGACCGCCTACGGGCGCAAAGATGATACCACGCACGGCCGGAAAGATACCACGACCTACGGCAAAGTCGATACGGAGACCTTGAACCTGACCGACGGCAAAACCTACGGCGGCACGAAAGAGGACCGCGTCTCTGCAGAGAATGAGTCAACCTATCAGCCGGCGACCATGCAGCAGTCCGGCGGAAGCGACAGCGAGACGCACACCGGCACAGATACGCACGCGCTCTCCGGCAGCGATTCGACGCAGGCCAGCGGCACGGACAGCGTGCAGGCCAGCGGCACGGATACGGTCACAAAGTCCAGCACCGACGGCCTGGAGCTGGGAGGCAGCGATAATACGCAGGCATCCGGCAGCGACACGACGACCAAAACCAGCACCGAAGGCCTGGAGCTTGGAGGACGTGACACTGTATCAAACGACGGCCAGGACAAGGTAACTATTGACGGCACTGTCCAGAACGTAGCAAGCGGCCAGGACGTACAGCGCAACAGCGGCACGGATACATCCGAGGCCAGCGGCCGCGACGTCCAGAGCCTGGGAGGCCAGGACGTGACCACGGAGACCGGCGACGAGACAAAGCTGCACGACTGGCACATTCACGGCAACATCGGAGTTACGACCAGTCAGCAGATGTTCCAGGAAGAGGCGCAGCTGCTGCATGACTTCGACGCAATCAAGATGATTGCAGAAGAATTTGCCGAAAAATTTATTATTCCGGTATGGTAAGTTTACTATCCATGTAAAGGAGGTTTAGTTATGGCATTCTTTAATGAGTTCCCCGGGAATCGATTCTATGACGGTGATCTTGGCTGGCTCATGCGCCGGATGCACGATATCATCTCCGGCAAGTTCTCCGACGTTCACAGCCTGCACGTCACGGATGAGGACGGCAACACGATTTTGCAGGCGCCAAACGGCGCAGGCATCGTTGAGGCTAACGAGCTGCAGCTGCAGTCCTATCCTGCACGCGAGATCGGAGCAGAAGTTGCGGACCTGGCAAGAGAAAGAGACCACGTTTACTATCAGACCATCGAGGACGCTGGCGAGGTTGAAGGCCTGACCGCTGAATGCTACGTTCACGCAGGCGCGGTTGAGCTGGACATCATGACACAGACGGCCGGCCTGGATGCGCCGCTGCAGACCTCAGGCAGCTATCTTACGTTTACGGTTGATCCCCGGATGCGGCCTGTCCATGATGTGTTTACCAATGTCATGATCAGTGCCAGGTATGCCGCGCAGCTGAACGTCAGAGCGGAGACCGGCCTGGTACAGATTGGATATACACGGAATATTTCAGACGGTAACCCGGTAAATATTCCTGCGAATACGTTTATCAGAACACAGATAACGTATATATCCGGCTATAACCAGACACTGGCACCGGTGTAAATCTGTTTTCTATCCTGTTCTTGTTTCCTTCTTTGTGGCCTGTCGGTTATATCTGACAGGCCTTTTAAGTTGACGGCAAGTTACCGGCAAGTTAGCTTTTATACAATTCTATTATCTTATTATACATAGTCTATTACACGGGAGAAATACGACAACTCCGACTGATTAGAAGTAGTATCTCTATGAATATAGTTGCATAAATCTTGCATAACAAATTGTCTGACAACTCGGTCAAATCAGCCAAATTGTGGGAACTAGTATACTAGTATATCATATACAGGCCATATCGGACCTT